TTTATTCTTAGCAGCATAAGAACCAAATACTCTAACGATGGATGTTCTATAGACATCCCTAGCGTTAGTATTACCTGTCATAATCTTGCCATTTGTATTTAGCGAAAAGGCAAGACCCGAAACATCCAATATCTTGGTGTTTGCTGCGGCAGTGCCGTCTGACGAAATGGTGTATCTAATCAATGATCTTCTTGTTGTGTCGATTAGATTTGTTTGTGTAATAATATTTGCCATCTGTTATGCCTTTATCGAAAAGTTTAATAGCTTTTTGAAGGATTCAAGGTCTTCATTTAACATACCTTCTACAATCTTCTTGTTTTTGGTATTGACCGAATCGTAAACTTCAAGGATTCTTTTTGCCATATTGGTATTTAGTGTAACTTCCCTTCCGTTGATATTAATATCAATATTATCAATACCTTCATTGATCATGTTACGGAGGTCTGAAATCTTATTCTCATTCACTTTCTTGGATGTTCCAATTTCTCTTGCTGCGGCGGATCTCATACGTGAACCTTGAGATACATCAAATGATGATTTTGTTTTGGCAGTACCTTTGCCGGCAGTAGTTTGAATAATTGTCTCTGGTGTAGTTTCTCTCTTGGCCGTAAGTGCATCACCAGCGGCCTTTGCCAAACTTGGTAATGCTCTACCGCCTGCCCTTGCAGCCGACATTGCGGCACGACCAACTGCCGGTAATGCTCTAGCACCTACGGCAACGGCTGCACCTGTAAGAGCGGCCTTGCCAAGTGCCTTTGCTTGTGATTTAATTGCACCTGCATAGTCACCCTTTTTCCATGCTTCTTTTGATGCTTCCTTGTCCTGATAACCAGGCATAGACTTACCTACACTAATTAATGTGTCTCTCCATCCTTCATTCATTCTTTCTTCACGCAACAGTGTTAATCTCATCTTGAAATCTTCTTCGCAATTCCAACGGCGAAGTGCCTTATTGATACGTGAATCTGGATCTCTTGCTGTCTTGGCAGAGGTCAATCTCTTTTTCATTCCGCCCATACGGGAACAGAATGCCTTACGACGGGATGCTCTTTTGCCCTTTGGATTCTTTTCTGTTACGGCTGTCTGTAGTTTAGAACCTGGATTCTCACGACGATAAGCATTGACTGCCTTTTGTGATAGACCGTCTGTTTTATCTTTACGATTTACACTCTGCCAATCTTCATCTAGTGAGTCTAAAATTGTTGCTTCATTGATGTTGAGATTGCCGGTAGGTCCAAATGGAATCGATAGATACTTGTCTACCATTTTAGAATAGTATAGAGCAACAACCTGTTTATTAGGATACATTCTATAAGAAATGCGGCGAAACAATAGCATTACAGGCATTTCTTTTGTAGATGGTATTGTTGGTCCTAATAGGGATTTACCTTGTGACTCAAGCACAACCTCTTCTGGCATATTCATGCCAATCAGATTGACCTTGGTAAATTCTTCTTTGATGTGCTTGAGTGTTTTCATATTATAGTCCTTTACTCTGCAAAGTAGTTAGCAGCAATTTCTTTCTTGCGCTCTTCCAATTTTTCCATTGCCTTCTCATTAAGAGCATTGAGAAAGTTCTCTTTCATCTCTACTAGATTTTCGCTCATAATGTTATCAATGGCCTCATTAATAAGGTCTTTGTTGTCCATTGTAGTTTCCTCTTTTATACTAGTTTGTTTTAATTGCGTTTCTGGCTTATACTTTTCACCAGGAAGATTTGTCTGATATGATTTATTATCATAAGAAAATTTGCCTTCACTTCCACCTGCTTCTTTACGTGCGGCAGAGAATGCTTGTCCTCTACTGAAATAATCAGGACGAGATGGAGGAGTTGGTGCATCAACCTTAGTTGCGGCTGCTTTTGGTGTATCATATTTCTGAGGTGTTAGTGCCTGCTTCTCGTAATCGGAAACGGAACGACCAGATGACTTGTATGGATTATAACTCTTTAGAGTCTCTTGTCTTTTCTTTTCGTCCTCGCCTGCGCCTGCGGCCGTGGGAGACATAACTGCCATGGCAGCGGTTGCTGCTGGTCCGCCTGCAACTCTTAAAGCGGCTCCTGCAATTCTGGATGCTGCCGGTGCTGCTTTAGATACTACAGCGGCAGCGTCTCTACCAGCGGTTGTCATGCCTTTTACAACAGGACTTGTTTGCTTTGCTGCGGCCATCTTCTGACCAACATTGCTTCCGCCCTGTGAGAAAGATGTTCCTACTTTTGTTGGTGATGCCGACATACTACCGGCGCCTGAACCCATTCTTGCTGATCCTGATCTTGACCAGGATCTTTCAATAGAAGGCTGAACACCAGAACTTACCTTGACATTAGGTCTAGCAGACATTGATCCGCTTTGACCTGCCATTCTTCCTGCGGCGCTACCAGAAACTTGTGTAGGTCTAGGTGCTTGTCTTCTTACACCAGGAACTTGCTGACCAACAATGGCAGGTGGCTGAACTGCTGGTGGCATTGCCATAGCAACTTCTTTGATATCTTCTTTTTCTTTATTGACCCTACCCTTATCTTTTTTGCCGCTCTCAATAAACTTCTTATTGATGGCACGGGATAGTGTCTTGCTTGGTGCTTTGCCTTGTCTGAACCGAGCGTTAGAAACCTTGCCGACTAGTTCTGCGGAGATTTCATCAATCTGTTCTTCCTTCATCTGCTTTACCTTTGCCCTTAGATGTTCTCTCGCCTTATCATAACCTTTGATGGTATAGTTTAGACCTGTAGCACCCCAACCAACTGCACCAGGTAAAGCGGAAGTTGCTGCTACTAATCCTCTCTTTGGATCGGCGCCCTTACGTCCTTCGGCAGCATCACCAGCAACTTGACCTAATGTGGCCAAGTTAGCTAGTGTCATTCCTGTAGCAGCCGCTTTCTTAACCTTAGGAGGAATTTTTATTTCCTCGATCTTTGCCAGTTTCTTATAATAATCAGGTTTCTCGGCAATATGATCTCTGGCAATCTCTCTTGCGTCTTTATCATTATCTGTATGTTCTTTTTCTACTGCGGCACCTTGCTTGATAAGTTTATTCATGTCAGCAAGAGACATTTTCCACTTCTTTGCAAGTTCGGTTGCTGTAGGTGTTTTGACGCTTTTAAGAGACAATTGAAAATCCTTTTATACTATTTAGTTGATAGGAACAAGTTCGCCATTTTCATTGAGATGTGTCACTTCACCATCAATATTGGCGTATCTGTTAGAACCAACATATGTTAGTCCAAGTTCTCTTGCTTCCTTGACGACAGACTTTTTAGCTGGTGCCGATTTCTTAGACTGAATCTGCGCCAACTTGATCTTCTTATCCATCATCTTAGATTCATGATCTTGGCCAGCCTTTTCGGATTTACCGGGTCCTTGATCAGGTCCCGTAATCTTTTGAACTTCCTGATCCACCTGTGCCTGAGCAATCTGTTGCTGGGCATTAAAGGCAATCTGATTTTGCATATCTTGTTGCATCTGTGCCTGCTGATCTACAGCCTGCTGTTGCATCATTTGTGCCTGAATCTGACCTTCTTCATCCATCTGGGCATTAATTTCTTCGATATCATCGTCAGACTGCATCAATACATTCTTACGAACCCAGGTGATTGAGTAGTATTTACCAACATATGGATCAATTTTGGCAAGATTGTCTAGACGAACATTAAGTAGTTCAGCCTCTTTTAACTCATCAAAGTTATTATCTTTTTTGAAGTCGTACCAGACATCTTCTTTTATTGCTTTCCATTCTTCTTCGGTGCAGATACGTTTTAGAACCAACTGGACTCTAAGAAGATCATCAAATAGTGTGGAAAACTTATTGCGTAGTCTATCAACAAACTTTGTAAATTTAAGTTCGTCTCTGGTGATTTCGGTTGTGCGACCTAGTGAGAAACCTTGAGTTGGTTCCAAACGGGAGATAGGAACACCTAATGCTTTATATAGTTTCTTTTGGAAATATTCAACATCATCTAGTTTGCCGAGGTTCTGGCCTCCAGATAGTGTATCGATTTCCGTGCCTTTAGATCCTTCACGGCGTGGTAGCCAGAAATCTTCTAGCATAGATAGATGCTTACGGTCGTCTTTGATTTCACCTGTGCTGGAATCGTAAACCAACTTGTTACGATACTTGACCATGATATCACGGACATACTGTTCCGCTTTGACTGTTGGCATGTTACCAACGTCAATATAGAATATTCTTCGTTCCGGTGCTCTTGATAGGCGATAGATGACAGTTGCATCTTCCATCATACGAAGATTATTAAATGGTTTGATTGCTTTGTGTAGATATGAAAGCACCATGGTCTGCTTTGGATCCATGATACCTGAATTGATATTGATGATAGAGTCGGCGGCAATCTTTGCGCCTAGATTGGTACCTGCACCAACCAGACCTTTTTCATTGTAGAGATAATACTCGATTTGTCTTTTGATTAGTTCTACACCAGTATTCGGATCACGCATCTTTTGGATTTCTCGGATCTTACGAATACGGCGTGGGTCGATATACTTTACTTCTATGATGCCGTCCATCGGGTTTGCTTCATTAATAACCACATGATAGAACAATCTACCATCGATATACCAACGACGAAAAACCTCATGACCCATATTACCAAAATTAAGAAGTTTTAAAATATACTCAAATTCATCATGGATTCTTTTCTTGACAGGGGCCGGTAAACTAACATCATCTAGATTAATTTCTACGCATGAACCATTGTCTTCATGGACAATTGCTTCATTTACGATTTCGTCTAATGCGGATTCCATTTCTGGTTGAATAGCAAGTTCACGATACTTGGTAATTAACTGTGCTTCATTTCTGAATGTGCCGTCAAGGTCAACATATGTACCGTAGTATCCTGCGCCCGCAACGGTGACCGCACCGTCCTCGTTTTGAGGCAGTGTGAAAGTTTTATTTTTAAGGTCTTCAACCTTCTTTTCTACCGGAGTCTCATCACCAATTTGGAATCCAAATAATTTCACTATATAAATCCTTTTGCTTGCAAAACCACGGGAGATTTCTCTCCCGTGGCACTATTATATTTAGAAAGTCTGGATACCAGATGCCGCAGTTGTGGAATCTGTTGTAAGAATAGACTCCCACCACTGATAGGCAAAGGTAACACCAAATTCTTCAATCTGGTCACCTGATGCCCAGTCAAGGTCGATTGCTGCAACATCAATTGGGAATGCTCCAACCATTCTATAGGTCTTGATTGGTTCACCTGTCTTTGCAAACTGGGTGATGAAAGCATCTGCTTGATAACCAGCGGCAGTTGCCATTGCACCCATGCGAAGATTACCAACGTGTGAATTGATACCTGACATCCAACGCTCGAAAGTGTTGCGAATTAGGAAGTCTTCGTCGTTGATAACGGTGAATGACCAATCAGGGAATGTTCTGGTTCCTGCCACTTTAATCTCACGACCAAAGTAGTTAACAGGAATCGAAGAAACAGTATCACCTGGTAGTGACGATGACTTTGCTTTGAAAGTCACCTGCTGTGAAGCACCACCAACGGCACCGGGGGCTAGACCCCCGGTTGCTACGACTGCTGGGAAAGTCATTTCAACTTGGAAGAGCGATGCTCTTGCTCCGTCGAACTGTAGACTTGCTCTGAAATCTTGAACATTAAAAGGCATTTGTTTTTTTCTCCTTTGTTTCTATTTATTAGAACTTACCGATAACTTCGGAGAAAGCAACGCCAGTTCTGACAGCCACGAAGTTAAGATGAATGAAGTTGATAGAACGTGCTGGCTTGATGTAAATGTCTCCGATAAATTCGTTTCTATCAATAACCTCTGGAGTATTGTTTGTTTCGTCACAAACAACACGGAAGTCATAGATACCACGACGACCTTTAACATCTCGTAGGTATGGCTCTACTAGTGCAACGAACTGGGCTCTTGTGAACTCATCGTTGAACTCGAATAGAGAATACTTAGCAGCACGAGAAATTGCCTTTTCTAGAACGATGAATAGACGACGAACGTTGATACGGTCGAATGCGCTTGGCTTTGCAAGCATTGTCTTATCACCATATAGAACAGTTCCCTCGCCCTTGAACTCTACAACCGGGTTGATACCGTTCTTATATAGTTCATCTCTCTCGGCCTTACTTGGTGACCAAGATAGTTTGGTTACGTTCTTAATATGACCACGATTGAAACCTGCTGGTGAGAACCATGGATCACGTTCGAAGTCGGTGCGGGCGCATAGGCCGGCAATGTCACCGTTTAGTGGAACCCAACGGTAAACGTTGTTATACTTGTCGAACTGCTTCTTCCATGCAGAGTCCATGACAGCATATGAAGATGAATTGAAGTCGTTTCTGTATGAAATAATATCTTCGGATTCACCGCCCATGTTGTTAACAGCATCGCCCATTAGAGGAGAGATGAATACAACACAGTCTTTGCGGCTTTCGGCAATATTATCAACAATATATTCTGAAACAACCTGAGATGCTGCACCGGTCATGATTAGAGAAACATCATACTCGTCAGCATTTCTGAATAGATCATAAGCATTGATTAGGTCAGCATTTGTTACTGCACCTGTTGCGCCGCCTCTTAGAGATGCTGTATAGGAAGTAGCAACCTCAGCGAAGTTTGTATTGGAAGCAGGTACGCCCCATGTTGAAGTTCCGCTAATGAATAGTGAGTCATCCTGTGCATGGTTGATGATGTAGATGAACTCTGATCTATCATTAATTACGTTAACATAATAGTTTGATGAACCATCATCATTCTTGGCATCAACGGCCTTGGAAACAAATGGGAACTTTTCGAGAACGCTGTTAGCAATTCCTGAAAACTTACCTAGTGTATCGATAACGATTAGGTGCATTTCGTCGTTAGCACCACCACGGGAAGATGTATAAGGTGATGTACCTGGAGCACCATTGAACTCTGGAGCATAGGTCCAGTTAGCATATGCTGTGGCATTTGCTGAAGCCCAAAGTGATACTCTAAGATCATTGCCTAGTTCACCTGCGTAACGTGCTGCAAACATACCGGTGTTGGCGTTTGCTGACATGTCCATATATTCTAGTTCGTATTCGTCTCTATTTCTGATTAATAGACGTTCTTCACCAGTACCATTGGCGCTGGTTGCGTTTCTTGCAACGGTAGTATTTGCTGCACGAACAACCTTAAGGTGGTTGGCGTAAGCAAGGAAGTTTGCTGCTGTAAAGAATGATTTGAAGGTATTTGCACTTGGCTTATGGAACCAGCGAACTAGTTCAATTTCGTTACTTAGTGTAACAACATCATTAATTGGACCCCAATCAAATTCTCCGGCAAACGCACCTTCTGTAGTTGCTACTGATGGTACAATGGTCGTAAGATCGATTTCTGACCAAGTCACACCAGGGGAAAGTTGATATGCCATCTTTTACTCCTT